AGCATCCCAATCACGAAGGATATGAACATCACCGAGCAACCCACGGGTACGCTCGGAAAGAGCGGGTACATCCTCAGTACCGGCGCTACCTCCGGCGGTAAGGTACTCATCAACAACCACGACGGTAGCGGTAGCGCATCTCCACACGGCCTCATAGACGGTGATGTCATCACGATTATGGAGAACGCGCAGTTGGCCGCTGATGCCGATTTGAAGCACCGACAGGATTACACGGTGTCCGATGTTCTACCCACTTCCTTCAAGGTGACTGCGGCAGGCAAGACTGCTACGACCAATGACGGCATTTGGCGCAAGGTCGGCGAGCAGGACACCTTCGGTTCGGTTAATGATGCACGGTCAGCGACCGTACAGAGCATTTTCAGTAGCACGCAGGCGACCGCAGGGTTGAGCGACGAATACGGCGTGCGGAGGCCCTTTGCTTGGCTTATGGGTAGGGATGGCAAGCCGTCCTTCCGACCCGCTTACAGCAGTGGGTTTGTGTTTGACCGCAACAACTTGGTGGTTTCTTCGCTCAAGAGCGAGAGCGGCGGACAAATCTCCAATGTCCGTGTGTTCTACAACGGCGGCATCTCCTTCGTGGACTATCCGTCAGCATCACTCGGCTCTCGCCCACGCTGGGACATCATCCACATGGACGAGGTGACCAGTTCTGCTGAGGCGCTCAAGGTCGCCAAGCAGGAGTACGAGAAGAACAAGGCGGCACCTATGTCAATCACCGCCAAAATCCAGCGTCTTAGCGACAACCACACCCTTGACGGAGCAAACGACACCATGTTAAACGGTGCCCGCTTCGGCTACATCGCCGACCAGTCCCGCACAGTCCCCCGCTCATACGACGGAAGCACCTATGTTGAGGACAAGGCATGGGCTTGGTTCTCGCTCTACGGCGGCAACCTGTTCCCCGGCGCAGTGAACGCTCTTGACGGCAAGGTTGGGGATTCAGCATACCAAAGCGGTGCGAATGTTTCGTGGGACAACAACTACTTTTGGTACGGGTCGCACTCACTCTCCAACGCCCTGCAAATCGTCCACATCCCACGCAATATGCCCAAGACGACCGATAAGACGGCTAACTCCGGCTACATCAACGCTGACGGACACTTGCGTATCGCTATTGACATTGACGACACCGAGGCGTTTAGCGAGGCTGAGAACGCCCGTTTCCACATTTACCTCATAGATTACGACTGGGAGCAAGCAACGGGCATGACGGCGGCCCGACGAAGCCATACGCGCACTCTCGTGGACTCTAACGGCTACTACGAACTGGCCATCCCGTCTACCTACTGGGCCAACCAGTCCGGTGCCGAGCGAGTCCTCGTGTCGGTGAACTACGACTACCTCGTGTCTCTCCTTGAGAACCGCTGTGGGTCCAGCAACAGGCATAAGAACGCCCACGACTGGACCTTCACCTACTCCGCAGGCCACAACACGGACAGCATTTTCCCTCTCGGCGTTCGCAAGTGGGGCACGGCTGACTACTGGAACCTGCGTAGCGAATGGTACGCACCTCGCCTCCACATCGTGGACGACATCAACTTCGTGCCGGCAACTGGGCTCACCTACACTGACAGCGTCCTTGAACTGACCAGCGAGGCCATGCAGATTCGTAGCGTGTCGTGGAGCATTGACGGGCGAAACACCGAGGACCTCTCCTTGACGCTTGAGCGCGATATGTCGCGCACCGCCCGTGGCGGCTTCGCCCAATATGTCCTGCCGAAAGTGCCGGAGAAGGGACAGAAGCGCCACCAAAACAGCGGTGGTAGCAACACACCAGTGAGCGGTGGCGGTCGTAGCGGCAACCCCTACGACGGCGCTTGGGACGGCTACGGTGGCTGGGGTGACCAAGCCTCCGGTTCCCTCGGTACTGCCAAATTGACGCCGATTACGACGCCACAGCGTGGATTCGGTACACCGGACGGTTTGACGCCTAACACCAACGCTCAGTTCAACATCGGCGCTAACAACATGGCCGCCAACCTCACGAATCAAATCAAGGGTGTGATGGAGTTCAACACCGACAGCATGACCGGTGGCAACTTCGGCGTTCTCGGACAGAAGAAGCCCTCAGCCGCACCACGCAACAACGACGGTGCCTACGGCTTGACGATGTCCCCCGCAGACGGCGAGGGTATCGTTGATGAGGACGGTATCACCTTCGCTGGTGCCGCCGACGGAACCAACGCCTACTCCGCTTTCAGCGCCAGTGTACCGGTCCCACCGGCCGTGGCCAGCAATCAAGTGCAGGTCACCGGTATCGCCACCATGAACGCCTCAAGTGGCGACGCTGTTCTCTACATCACAGTGTCCACGCTTGAAGAGGGCATCTTGGTCACGAAGGAGGTAACAGTCTCACAGGTTGAGAAGGGCAATATCGTGCTGTTTAACGACATCGTGCAGGGTGCCAGTGTGAACAACAACACACTGAAAGTTGAGATTGCCCGACAGGCTGGAACTGGGGACGATACCGCCCAATATGCGGGTGTCACTGTCCACAACCTGCAAGTTGGCTTTGACACTCGCTCGGTGAGCGGTGCCAGCGAGTCAAACACCCTCACTTTTTAGTCGGTTGGTCCGGGTAGCGTTCCCTCAACTTGAGGATAGCCTTCGCTCTTTTACGCCCGATGCCGTCAATCTGCATGAGTTGGCGCTGACTGGTCCTTGAGCGCAGGATTCGGGGGATTGACCCGAACTCAGTGAGCAGGTCGTGGGCGGCACGCTCAGAGACGCCCTCCACACTGGACAGGACAGCGACACGAGGGTCTACCTTGCGACTGGGGCGCTTGACTTTCTCCGGCGGTGCCGCTGTTGAGAAGCCACGGATTCGCAGGTTCGTGTGCATGGCGGACAGCCAGTCCACCATCTCGTCCATGCTCTCCAACTCCATGTACTGGATGTCGGGAAACTGGACTGCGAAGGTTTGCTTGAACTTCTTGATGACCGCCTTCATCTTCTTCATCTCTCTTGCGATGGCTTGGCGGTTGCCGCCACGCACATACGGCTTCAACTTCGTGCCGTAGACTACAAGCATTGGGCGCTCAAAGTTTTCTTTGAGGTCAAACAACTGGCCGACAATCGTGCGACTGCGCCCATGTCCGAGGATAGAGTGGTACAGGTCGTTGATTTCCTTTGCCTCAATGCCGACCTCACCCATGATGTAGTCTGCCGACACCAACCGCTTGATGTGGACATGGTCGGGCATAGCCACCATCAATTTGTGTTTGAGAAGGTCGTTTTCCCGGTCGTCCACAACCAGCATGGTTTAAGGATTGTCAGCATTCTTTATGAGACTCACCTGCTCACATCCAAACATAATCCGTCTTATGCTCTTGTTGCGTGTGCTTGATTCTTGCCTCGGCGATTTTGAGGTATTCTTCGTCCATCTCAATGCCTATGAAGTCAAACCCTTCGGCTGTCGCACCAACCCCAGTAGTGCCGCTTCCCATGAACGGGTCAAGGACGATACCTTGCGGCGGCGTGACCAAACGACATAGGTATTTCATCAACTCCACGGGCTTGACGGTAGGGTGAATGTTCTTCATCATCGGGGCGTTCTCCTTGCCCTGCTCAAGTCGCTTACCAACACTTACTTTTCTCCCAATACCACCTGCGTTGTGTTGCGATTTCTTGTCTTCAAACGCTTCAAGTCCAGCGTTGCGCTCGGACTTGCTCGCTTTGGCGCAGTAGAAGAATCGCGCCTTTTCTTCGGGGAACAGGCTAACGACTTCATCCGAACCATCGTGGATGAAATTAGCAGGGAAGCGACCGACTCTTTGAGGCATGACATAGCCCTCTTTCGTCCCCCAAGTCCCCCTATCGTTGGGTATGTTGCCCGATGTGTGTTCATTAAGAACTTCATCACCAACACGACAAGCGCCGATATTCAAACCACCTGTCCCATGTTCAAGCACATTCTCAACGAGCGTGCCGATAAGCGGCTTACGGGCGACCACGATAGGCTCATGAGCGGGTTTGAGGGCTGAACCCCACCCCTCCCACTCTTCGGCTTTGTGTCCTACATTCAATGACTTCGGGAAACCCGAACCATAGACCCACATGATTTGGTCACGAATCTCAAACCCCGCATCCTCAATGTTCACCGCCATGCGGTGATAGGTGCGTGAACCAGCAAAGGAGAGCAAGTGTCCTCCGGGCTTCAACACACGCAGGCATTCCCGCCATATCTCCACCGAGGGAACATCGTAGTCCCACTTCTTGCCCATGAAGGACAGACCATACGGTGGGTCGGTCACGATGCTGTCCAGCGAGTTATCGGTCATTTCTTTCATGGCTTTCAAGCAATCAGCGTGTATCAATTTCATTTTATCACCTCGGGTATTGGTGCGCTACCGTCGTATCGCCAGCACTTGCCGGCACACATCCCCCGTGCGATGAACCATGCACAGGAAGGCACACGCTTGTAGCGCATATTGGTGCGTATGCCTTTACGGGACAAGGTCGGATTCCAATTCTTCCAACCCAGCCCTTTGATGAACTGGAAAATCTCGTCCTCAATTTGGAGTCTTTGCTCCTTGCTCACAGCCTCCGGGTCAGCGAAGTCACGGAGGGTGTCAGCCATGTGCTGGACAAGAGCGACACGGACATGGTGATTAGGGCTCTCCTGCCGCACGCCATGGGCCAAACATGGCATCAGTGGCACATCCCCAGCGGTGAGCATTTCTTCGTCCAAGGAGATGCGTTCTACGGCCTCGTAATCGTCAGCCATGGGTGCGTAGTTAGCCACCCATTCCGTGAAGTTGAAGCCGTTCTCAACAGGCTTACCACGGAACGGGTCAAGTGGTGCGAACTTAGGCACCGGAGAGGAGGGGATGGGGTAGTTGTCGGGGTCCTTGGCGAACGCTCGTGCGTCAATCACGACGGCCCAGCGACCACGCTTGGGGTTGTAGGTGCATGGAATACGGGTCATTTTCTCGGGGAAACCGACGCCGTCCAGCGTCACGAGTCCCTTCGCCATGCGTCGTTGATAGTGTTCCAAGGGTAGCCGGTATTCTCCGCCAACCACTGATTGGTCAAAAAGTTGGTGGACATGGAAGCCTCGCCCAGTAGCGACGAGGCGGACATCGCCAGCCAAACGAGCGATAAGGTCGGCGACATCGCGCTTGACCTGTTCAATGCCTCCTCGTTCTCCTGCGTCAAAGTCCCACCACGCTCTGTCAATCGTTGCATATCGGTAGTCCGGACGCCCTTCTTCATTCATGCGGGTGAATGAATACAGACTGGTGTAGCATGATGACAGAGTGCCGAGCCTCTTTTCATAATTGTCGTAGGCGTGTTGACTCTTAACCAACGCTCGCTTGAGGCCGATTTCTCTTGGGAAGGTGAGCAGGCTCACGCCGTGACCTCCACGCTTCGCTTCTCCTTTGACCTTTGGCCGAAAGGCCAAGCACCACCTTTACGCATTACTATGAAATAAGAATGGGATTTCTTCAAATGCTTTTGCCTTTTCCATCTCGAAGCAACAGTTGAAGGCGGGGAAACTATTACTAAATCCCGACAGGTTAAGTCGTCGCCCATACCCATTACATCTATGTGAACCCAATACTGCTTTGCCGCTTCTATGTTATCCATGCACTTGATGATAAGGAACCCACCCTTCTTGAGAACACGCTCACATTCAGCAACGCCCAAACGATAGAGGTTCAAGACATCCTTCGTAGTGCGTATGTTCATATGTGGCTTGAGTTCATACCTTTCAGTATGATGTGTAGCCTTATTCTTTGCGGGTGTGTATCGGTAAGGTGGGTCAAATACTACAATATCCATTGAGTTATCCTCATACGGTAGGTCTGTAAAATCAACGCCATTTGTTTTCAAGTCCGAAGGAAAGAAACCATACTTATGCGTATCAATGTGCTTCCAAAACACGCCCTCTCCAAAAGTCACATCAGCGACAGTCATACCTTCACGAGAATAGACTTTCATAATACTCGACAGAGCCGCTTCATTAGAAGTATAAACCGTAGTCAATTGCTTACCAACATATTCATGTCCTTCATCAACCTCTTCAAGTAATTCAGTTCCCATATGGTATTCATCCATATGGATGTCCATTCTATCGGGGTCATCTGCGTCACAGGAAAAGCCGCAAACCATACACATTATTTCATCACTCATGCCGTCACCTCCACACCTCGCACTTCGCATACCTCAAGGTATTCATCAACCAATTCACAACCGAAACTGTTCCGCCCCAATTTTTTAGCAACAACACAAGTCGTCCCTGTTCCTAAAAACGGGTCAAACACCAAGTCGCCCTCATTTGAATGGGCCTTGATGATGCGTTCTACCATGAGAGGCGGGAACTGTGCAGGATGAATGAGATAATGATTCTTGCCTCCATTGGCTACCCTTGGTATCTCCCAAACATCAGTCGGATTTTTACCGAGAGGGTTGTTTTTGGGGTCATACCTTGCCCACTCTTTGACTCTCACATCGTCAAGGTTGTATGTGCAATTGTTGGGGTCTTTGGTGAGCCACATAATGCGCTCACTTCTGTGGGTATAGCGCAATTTGTAAGCCATACCTCCTGTATATCGCCACACAATCTCTTGCACCAACTTCAGCCCGTGCTTGTAAGCCAGCCGGTGGTAAAGGTAAGTTAGGGGTAGCGTTTCGTTGCGACCAATTTTGGTATATCCGACATTAAGCATCATCGTCCCTGTCGGTGTGAGAACCCTTGCGGCTTGCTCAACCCACTGGTCAGCAAAGTCCTCGTAGTCCTCAAACGATGCCCACGATTCGTAGGACTTGTTCGCCTTGTAAGGTGGCGAGGTACAAATCAAATCCACGCTCTCATCATCCATGCCTTTCATGTAGGTGATGCAATCGGCCTGTACTGCTTCGCACTTCACGCCTTGCCCCTCCACTTGTGCCCGCAGGCGTGGCAGGTGTGGACGATGAGCATTTTCTCCTCGGCCCCTTCCTGCCCCATAACAAGCATCATGGCGTCGGTGTCGTATTTGTCGTGATTGCATTCCGGGCACTTCATGATTACCACTCCTCATCGGCAGTATATAACTGTGTAGGGTCGCCATCAATGCCCAGTAGTTGGGACTCACATGACAGGTTGAACTCGCACCATTCGGAACAGAAGTAATCATTCCACTTCATGTCCCACAAATCGTCCACGATGCCCTCGCACGCCTTGTCCAAGGACTTGTGCATGGCATTCACTGACCGCTTGGTGACCTTCTCAAGGACGGCCATACCCTGCGTCGTGCCAAGCCACACTTCGGTGTCCTTCTTGGCATCCAACTCATGGTACAGGTCAAGGTTAGTACACTCGGGGAAGAGGTAGTAGAAGTACACGGCCTCGTCCTGCCCGAGCAGGGACAGCATATATCGGTAGTAGCACAGTTCCTTGCGGGTCTTGGACAACTTGCCCTTCGTGGCCTTGCCTGTTTTCAACTCAGTGATAACGAGGCCGCCGTCGGGATGCCGGTGGACACCGTCAATTTTGCCGACGAGAATGAAGTTGTGTTCCGGGTGCTTGACAGCGTGTTTGATTTCAAATTCCACGGGCTCAAAGTGTTCGGCACCCCAGCGTCGCAGGCGTTCCTCTTCCAACTCACGCAGGGCCTCAACAGAGCCGGTGTAGATACCCTGTTTCTCGTGGTCCCACTCGGTGTGCGGTTGGTGTTCGCTCCCGTCCTCCCAGTCCTTCTCCATCAAAGGCGTGAAGTCGTCGCCCTCTTCCCGCCACAGGCCGTAGAGGTTCTCAAGGGCTCGGTGGACTGCTGTTCCGTGGACCATGTAGTGGTTCTGCGGCGTGCGAATCTCGGCCACATTGGACCACCAGTACTTGCGTGGGCAAGAAATGTAGGTCATAAACTGCGACTTGGACATACGGACAGGCCAGTCGTTGTTTTGGGCCTTGATTGGGTTTGCGTGCCCGTGTTCCGGGCCGTGTATCTCAAACCACTCACGAGAGTACTTCTTCGGTGGACTCATCTGCCACTTCCTCCACTTCTTTGTCAAGGGTTTTCTTACCCTTGCGCTTCTTGGTGGGGGATGGGTTGGTAGGCAACACGATGTCGTACAGTGTGCGGTCAGCGTCAGCGCCGACGAAGGCGTATCGGTCAAGACCGAGCCGCTTCACATCGTGGCGGGTGCCGCTTTCAGCAACATAAACATCTCGTGCGCCGTACTTAGCGATTGCTTCTACAATCAATTTTTCGTCGCTGGACAACAAAAGTACACGAACCATGCTAATACCCACACCCCAGTTGTTTTTTAATCATTCCTCTTCCTTCGGCACATCTTCGGCCAAATCCGAACCACAGTGTGGACACTGTGTAGGTGGGTCAATGCCTTCAAGCCTTGGGTAACTCAAATCGGACCCACACGAGCCACAGCGAAAAGGCTCCACCAAGTCCATGTGGTTCAGCAGACCGGACAAAACGCCCATAATCTGCCCCATATCGGACGATACGGCGGTTGCGAGGTTGTTCAAAGCGGAACCGAGCCCGACTACTGCGTCGGTCAGTTCTTGGCCAGTCATTTTGCGCTGTTTCTTGCTCATGGTATCACATTCTCCTCGCCAGTATTTATAGCCACCGCACCGTGCCGAGGCCACGGTGTGCATTCCAAAGCGACTGCGTGTCCCAATCCACCAAGTCGTAGATGTCGCACGCTTTCTTGACGATGTACTTCTCAGCGAGAGCGTCCCAATCTACCTCTGCAACCCCTTTTAAAGAAGCCAAATCATCAAACGCCATAAACTCCCCCTTGGTGTTCACGGCGGTCAAGAAAGACTCGTCCACCTTGTAGTCTACGCCCATGACACGGCGAGCCCAGTCAGCGCCGGCAGAAGCACCGCTCAGCACTTTGTACTGCGACAGAGGACGCTTCAACTTGCCCTTTTCCAACAAGTCCTCGCCCATCTCACCGGCCCGAGCCTTCTTGATGAGCGAGCATAGCACGCTGTCCACCTGCTCCTGCTCATCACCGTCAAGGATGCCACGCAGAATAGCGTCCATCGTGGACTTCATGGCCTTTGGCATCCTCGCCTGCTTCAATTCCAAGCCCTTGTAGTAGTAGTCGGCGTCATGATACTCTCCGTCGGTCCATGTGACCTTGCCAGCGTACCGGTTCTTGGCCTTGAGAATCATGGATTCACACCACTTTTCAAATTCAGTCTCAATCGGGGCCATAGCCTCGTTAATTTCAGCCATCAGCGCCACGCCTTCTTTGGGGCTCGGCACTTCGCAGAAGATGGAGTCAGTGTGCCCATATCGCACGGGATAGCCACGCTCGTTGCACTCATCACGCAGACGGAACAGCGTTTGACGGCTGGTGTAGGTGATAGCGGCGGCGATGTCGGGGTGGTACATACCGTACTTTGAATCACCCGATACGCCGTACAGGGATGCCACCATTGACTTTGTGGCGAACTGGCTACCGTCCCACTTCTTGTAGGCGGCTTCGTCGCCATCAGCGAGAGCCTGTTTCATCAGCGCCTTGTACTCCACACGCTTGACCGACAACTTGTCCATGATGCGACCCAGTAGTCCATCTTTCTCTCTACTGAACTTGATGCCGTTACCGCAATCCACACCACTGTCGGACAGCGTGTCCCACGAGATGTTATGCAACTTGACATTGGAGTGATACATCTGCTTGATGTCCATAATCGCCATGTTCTTGTACACGCCCGGCACAGGGTCCTGTACATCAGCCCCCTCGTAGTCCACCTTAGCGAACTGCGGAGAGTCGGGGATGCGTCCAGTGAACTCTTCGTCTTGGATGAACAGGCTTGAGGCCATAGCCGTGACCATAGGGGTAGTAGCCAAGTCGCACTGCACGAGGTGTTGCATGGAGGTGAAGTAGCCGCTGGCGTTCACTGCATCGTCAAGGCGTGGTAAGAGACGGACATCCTGCCGGTTGTAGTCCACATAGGTGCCGATGTCGGAGTAGTAGGTGTCGTGCCCGTCCTCCAAATCAACCTTGCGCTCGCCGAGTACGAAGTCGGCTATCTCGTCCAACTTCTGCCCGGCCAACTGCCCGTTCTTGATAGTCCACAACTTCTTGAAGGCGACCATGAGGTCAAAGCACAGTCGGCCAGTGATGGGCTGTGCCCACCGCTTCTCACTCCAATTGTACTTGAACTCGTGTCGGTTGAGTGGGGACAGGGATTTGGGGTCAAGTCCACAGGCTCTCATGCGAGTGCAGATTTGGTAGATGTCAGCATCCACCACATACCAACCAGCGATGATGTCCGGGTCTTGCTTCCTCATGTGGGAGGCGAAGTCAGCCAGCAGTTGGCGCTCGTTAGCGAACGCCTTTGCAGGCGTGTCAAAAATGACAGACTCTTTGCCCTCGGGGTGGTTCTTGCAGGGCATCTCCTTGACCAAGCCGGGCTTGACCTCGGGATGGCACACCCAAGTGTACATCCTGCCGGTGTAAGAATCCTGTGCTGACAGGACCGTGATTTCACCACTCTCTGTTTTCCATTCCCCGTCCAAGTACCACACTCGGTGGTTGTAGTTGGGGTACGGCTCTGCACCGTTCTTGAGCCTGTCATTCAGCACTTGGTTGGTGAAGGGGATTGACCCCTCCCAAGTCTTGTAGTTCTTGGCCCAAAGGGACCGGTCGTACTGGGTACGGAAGGACACCTTGTGCAGTTCAGTACCGTACACGCCCTCGTAGCCAGCCTCAACGCCGACCAACCCGTAGTCGTCGGGCACACCAGCCACGAAGCAGTAAGGGTACTGCTCAATGACTTCTTGGATGCGCTCAAGCGTTTCGGGGTCCCGTCGCCGTATGGTTACCTTACGACCAGCAGTCTGTGAAACAATCATGCTACCAAAGTGGCAACGCCACCTTATAGTGCTTTCCGCCCTCGCTTGCGAGTCTCAATGCCGTGTCGCTTCAACCACTGGTAAATCGTCATGGGCGTGACACCACACATTTCGCCTATTTCGGCCATGGACCGGCAGTTGACGGTGTAGTGCGCCTGCAACCAGTCTTTGTCCCGGTAGTCTTGATTCGGCGGTTTTTGTATCGTTAAGGCAAGTACGGTGCCTCTTCCGCAGTGTTCGCATTCAACAACGGTAGTCAAGGTATCAATCACCTTCGTGATGTTTTTCATAGTCCCGCCAAGGTCGCTCATTTGTCCGCAGTGTGTACATTTGTATAACATTCATTTCACCCTCGTGTAGTAGGTATAGTTCTTCCCAGTACGCTTCGTTAGGATTCCCCACTTGGTGTACAAGGAAAGGAAGTAGCCCACGCGCTGTGTGCTAAGGTTCATGGAGTTGTAGCCGCTTCTCGTGTCTTTCTCACCCAAGTACTCGCAAATGGTTCTGTTGGAGTACTCAACGCCGATTTCCAAATCGTAGTAGATGCAACACAAAGTCATGGCACGAATACGCTTCATACCACGCTTGCCCCTTTTGACCCATTCGGTGCGCTCGTAGTAGTCTACGGCATCGTAGCACTCTTGGCGACCCCAGTAAGGTACTGTGAAATCAAACATTCAGCACACCCGCTTGGAATACGAAATCTCCGTTGCCGAAGTTGATGATGAGTCGGATGCCTTGACCGTACTCGGTGAAGTCCAAGAAGGACAACTTGACATCGCCGGAGTAGTGCTTGAAGATGTTCTCCAAGCCGCCCTCAAAGACAGCCTCAAAGTCCCGACCAGCGTAGTCATCAACCAGCGTCGTAGTCGTCATGCCCTTGAACACATCCCCTACAGAGACGGTCAAGGTTGAGCCGTCGCTGGCGAACTTGTACCGGTTCAACTTCTGTCCGTTGATGCCATCACAGCGGACTGCGTCATACACCTCTTTGGAGGGCAGAGACACCGTGTAGAACGGCGTGATTGTCCCTCCGTCTTGCAGGTGATAAACATTGTCTTTGATTTGCTTTACCCGCTCAAACGCTTGGTTGTTGGCTTCTTTGAGGTTGTGCTGACTGTTGGCGTAGGACTTGGCGTCAAACCCACCGGTCAGCGTCGTCTGCTTGCTCTTTGACTTGACACGGACCTTGCCGTCAGCAAAGGCCAGCGTGACCATGTCGCCGTGATACTTCAACACGCCGAGCATACGCTCAATATCGGGGACTGGGATGATAGTAGCCTCGTCTGCCGCCTTCTCCTGCTTGAAGGAGAACCGGGACAGGCTGGTCTTGCCATCCTTAACAATGTTGGCAGTGAACACCAAATCATCGTCGTAGTGTAGCACGGTAGATGCAACTTGCGGTTGAACCTTACCGTTGATGGACTGCTCACGACGAGTAGCCGCCAGCAAAGCCTCAAGTGCCTTCCGACCGACCTTCATCGGCGACCCCCCAAGTAGTGAATCAAGTTGGCGGCCGGAGCCTCCACTTGCTCTTGCAGTTCTTGGACGGCTCTCCACACCTTGTGGAAGGGTGGGATGTCGTCAATCACAGTCTCAAGGTCAGCGACCAAGGACTTCAACTTCTTGACTTCCGCTTCCAAATCGGCGATGCGCTCGGCCTGCGGCTTGTACTTTGCCAAGTACTCATCTACAACTTCTTGCTTGTTCATTCTTCTTCACCTCGTGAGAAATCAGCCTCTCGCTTAAAACCAAGGCGAGCCCATAAGGCACGCCCGAGGAGAGAGCCTTTGCTCATCAGTCCCACCCCAACGGTAGACCGCTCCACTGGACATCGCCACTCTTGACGGACAGCAGGTCGTAGGTCTTGCCGAGATGTTCCATGTTGCGTCCCTTCATCTCGTTGATGACGGCACGAATCACGAAGTCATTCTCGCCCAACGACTTGTCAGCCTCAACACCGGCGGCCTTGTCGCCTTTCTTGGTGTAGCGGGTAAGGAAAATCTGCTGGCTGACGAAACGCTGAGTCCCGTCCACCCAGTCCACAATCTCACCGACTTTCATCATGGCTTTGGTTCCGTTGCCAATGTCCATGAACTGCTTCTTGTCCTTCAAGTGGAAGGTGAAGAAGATGTAGGGGATTGGGAGAGCAGTCAAGCGGTTGAGAACGCCCTTGAACACACGGTTGCGCTCACGCCATTCCTTTTGGTTGAAGTTGTCGCCCTCTTCCTTGATGACGCCACGGTTGATGAGGCGCTCGGTCATAACGAATTCGCACCACTTGAGGAAGGTTGAGCCACCGTCCATGATGACAGCGCCGATGTCCTCAGCGTCCTCGCCAATCTGTGCGGTGAACCACTCCAACTTCTCCACGACTGCAACCCAGTTCGTGGTGTTGTCCTCATTCCACATGGCCTCGTCCATCTCGTCAATGAGCGGGATGACTTGAATGTTGTCCGCATTCTCTACTCCGGTGGACACCAAGTAGTCCACGGTGTTCTGCGCTGAGTTGTCGCAGTCAAGGATAATAATGCGCTTGTCCGTGTGCTTGAGAGCGAGGTCGCAAGCGAGCCCGGTCTTGGCAGTGTTCTCCTTACCCACCAACGCCATGCGGATAGGTGCGTGTGCTTCACGCTTCTTGTTGAACAACTCACGGTAGTACTCCGCACCGTACTTGACGGTGGTTGTAGCCGCTTGCGTGCTGGTCTGCTTCGGTTGAGCCCAAGCCATCAGTCCCACCCCTCAGCGTTCGTCAAGCCTTCGGTGGCTTCCATGACAGCGCCACCGAGCGACTCAGCGCACCACCAGCCGGTCGTGATGAGGCGAGCCTCGTCGTCTCGGCTGATGTAGGGCTGACCGACCAGCATGACCGTGCTACCCACGGAGAAGTCCACGAGGGACTCATGGGCAGGGGAGACATAGATGTCGGTTGTACCGGCGGTGGACATGATGTCAAGGTCGCCGACCGTGATGATGAAGCCACCGTTGTCCCGTGGGTCAATGTGAACAACCTCGGTCATCACAGTGCAGAGTGCGTCCCAGCGTTCCTTGTCGGTCAAGGACTCCACATAGGAGCGAATCTGTTGCAGACCTTCTTCAAGGACATGAACGGCGGCCAAATCACCGACGAGGGTGTCGGGTGCGGCGCTGAAAATCTCTTGGAGAGAGTCGTCCTGCGAGAACACGGACACGCCAGCCTTGCCGTATGCGGTGTCGCCGTTGCGAGCAGGTCGCATGGCGATGCGGCCAGCAACGAAGGTAGCGGGCTCGGCTTCTGCGAGCGCACCGTTGAAGCGGAAGTTGAACAACCGCACATCACTGGTGCCAGCGGCACGACCGAGGAAGAGGCACTGACGGTCCTTCTCCG